ATAATGATTAACCCAAGCCCAGAAACAGGTCATGCTGTCTGGGTTTTTTTATGCCTGCAACTTTTGCACTGATCAGCTGTATACTAAAGCATACGAGGTTACACTGTGTAACGAGGAGTTAGTATGAGTCTATTAGAAGAAACAAAAGATTGTATCAAGTCAGCAGGTAAAAAACCTGAAGATATAATATTCATAGGTAGCCTAGAGTCTGGATACTCTTGTACTTGGGATGAGTTCATTAAGCTGGCTGACTTTGAGTATGATAGTGGTTACGGTGGGGCAGAGGTTGCTACAGACCTTCGAGTTGTATTCAAAGATATGACTTATATGAGTAGAGGTGAGTACGATGGATCAGAGTGGTGGGATTACCAAGAAGTTATTAAGATCCCTACAAAAGTAAAGCCTATAAAGACACTTAAGGGAGGTTTGTGGGGCAGCCTTAAGGAAGTGGACGAAGAACTTGAGGAGTTAGTATGATATACAACAAAGCTAAGAAGTCATTCCTTAACGATAGACCAGATGAACACAGCACTGTTAGCTGGAGTGTAGAGGTAGATGATTGGAATACTGAGTACCGTGAAGGTAGAAGTGAAGACAAGATAGTAGCACGTAACGCAGAGCTACGCTTGTCAGATTGTAACAAGCACATACACATTGACTTCTTCTACAACACAGAAGAAAGATTCAATGAGAGACTACTTAAGTTAGATACCTTAGTAACAGAGTTACTCTTCTTCAGAGAGGCACTCATAGATTCCCACGACCAAGACATACCATTTAAGGAGAAGCCTAGTGACGACACTGTGGAAGTTAAAGAGACAGCATAAGTATAAGTACTTCGGTACACCTGCTAAGCACTGTCATAACTGTAAACATTTCAAACATGAAGAAGCTTACGCAGGTGTGGAAGGTATGTCTGCTGACATGTGCAGACTGTATAGAGATGAAGATGAAGGCGGAGTTATTATTTTACAAGCAGATCATGGAGTATGTGATGAGCACACCTAGTATAACAAGAGTAGAAGTTATTGATCATGAAGGACGTTCTTTCTCTAAGTGGTATGACTACCCAGTGTACGTTAAGGAGAGCTTCCAAGACGGGGGGCGTACGTTAAAGATATTTGTTACTAAGGTAGAGGTATGAGTAAACAAACAGTAACCTACTGTCCATTGTGTGAGGATGGTTGGAGTGATGAAGACTTCTTGTTTGGTAGGTGCAGTGATGGGTGTTGGCTAGAGACACGACTAGAGACTGATGAAGAAGAACAGAGAAGGCTTGAGGCTTGGGCTAAGATTAAAGCAAGGGCGGAGGGTTTAAACTGGTGAGTAAAATTGTAGGAGATACGGGTTGTCCTTCATGCCTTGAGAAAGGCAGGGACAAGTCAGGGAACCACCTGATGTTGTTCGAGGACGGTGGTGCGTACTGTAACAGGTGTGGTCACACAGATACATGGAAAGATAAGGACATTAAACCTAAGGAACGTAAGGAGATAACTGACGCTGAACTTAAGGAGACAGTAGATGAATTTCTTTCTTGTAAGACTGAGGCTTGGCCTAAGAGAGGCATTAAGAAAGTCACGACGCAAAGATATAATTGCAGGGTTGGTTGTTCTCCTACTGACAGGAGTGCTATCGGTAGCTATCTTATGCCTCACTACGATGTTAGTGGTAAGATAGTAGGGTATCAGGTACGCCTAGTAGATGAGAAAAGATTCTTTAACATGGGTCGACCTAAGCAAGCTACATTCTTTGGAGCACATGCCTTACACAAAGGTAACTATAAGAAGCTGTGGATATGTGAGTCACCTATAGATGCAATGTCTGTGTACCAAGCTATCAAGGAAGCATGGATGGCTAAGGGTATAGCAGCAGAGCCTGCTGTAGTAGGGCTACCTCACGGTACAGGTTGCATCGTAGATGTGGCAGCTAACACAGATCTGTTAGACAGAGCAGCTGAGATAGTCTTGGTGCTTGACAATGATAAGGCAGGTAATGAGGCAGTGGCTAAGATCGCTGGCTTGTACCCTAAGATCAAGACAGTCAAGCTACCTATGAAAGATCCTAATGAAATGCTTATGGCAGGCAAGGGTACTGAGCTTTCTAATCTCTGTAATTTTTCAGCAGAAAATTTTAAGCTCGACGGTATGGAAGACATCTTCGACTTAGCTGAAGAGATATGCGAGGCTGCTGTAGTAGGTAAGTCGTACCCTTGGAAGTCTATGACTGACTTAACCTACGGTAAGCACCCACCTCAGATCATAGGTATATGTGCAGGGGTGGGCATGGGTAAGACATCTGTTAAGTACAGCTTGGCAGTACACGATGCCCTTGAACATAAGGATCACTCCACTATCTTCGACCTTGAGTCTAACGTAAGCAACACAGGCAAGCTCATGGCCTCGTTAGTAGGAGGTAAGCCTTACCATAGGCCAGATAGTGAAGTCACCCCAGAAGTGATCAGAGAGGCTCTCACGCCATTGCAGGGGTACATAAGCCTATACAATCACAGGGGTAGTAGAGATTGGGCAGAGATTAAGAAGTTCATACGGCACAGTGTCATAGTAAACGAGAGTAAGACAGTGTACCTTGATCCTATCACTGCACTGGTAGCACACCTATCAAGTAGCGAAGCTAATGACATGCTAAACACAATCTTCTCTGACATATCAGCTATGACTCAAGAGCTAGGCTTTACCTTTGTGTACTTCGCACACCTTAACCCACCTAAGCAAGGACATCCACATGAACGTGGGGGTAGGGTACTAGAAGCACAGATGACAGGCAGTAGGGCTATGATGAAATGGTCTACACATATCTGGGGGCTTGAAGGTAATAAAGATCCTGACTTACCAGAGCATGAACGTAACGTACGTAAGATGGTGTTGCTAAAAGATAGAGAGTATGGTCAGGTAGGTAGCTTCTATTTATTCTATGACCACACAACAACGAGATTAATGGAGAGGTTTGCATGATGTATGAGATAGAGGGTAAGAAGATACGCGACTCCCTGCTTGAGATAGAAGCTGAGAAGGATGACCCTGAGGTAGCTCACGGTATGGAGGATGATCTGTGGTTAAGCTACATACAGTACATGGCTAAGGCTGACTTAGGTCTTGTATCTCGGATGGCTGTAGAGATTCTTAAGACACAGAGCATAGAGTTTAGTAGGTGGTATGCATGAGTAGACCGTGGCTAGGAAGTAAAGGATCTTGGGAGCGTAAGCGTGTAGTACCTCTTGAAGAAAAGAACAGAAACTTTAATAAGATATTTGGTGTAAAATATAACTGGTTAGAGTTGAAGATGATAAAAGAATACTTAGAACTATTACTTAAAGGTAAAGCAAATGATTAACTCCATACTACCTAAGCCAACGCTAGAGCAAGAGCTATCACGTTCAGATCAAGATGACTGGGCATTTAAGAGAGGGAGAAGTGACGCAGAGCAGCAACTTCCTAGAGATTCTAGTGTATACTACAGTACTAAACGAGATAAAGATTGTTACAACATGGGTTATTCAGCAGGGGAATTATAATGAACACAGAAATTAACTGGACTCGAAGTTTATACGTAACAGCAGAGTTAGCAAAGCTAAGACAAGAGAAAGAAACTCCAGCAACACCAGAGTCACTACGAGCAGCAGCTAAGCTGTTAGAAGAAGAGGCTAAGAAGTTAGACCCTGACCCACAGATGAAGCTTGCTTATGATTATGCAGATAGTATCTGTTCTTATGCTATAGTACTGTCGCGTAGTAAGTGTACGTATTCTCTTATAGAATACGTAGGTCGAGGGGTAAAGAAGTACTCTCCATTAGATACCGAGATTGGTTATAAAGAGATCATCAACGTATCATATAAGCAAGTAACAGTTGAAGGTTATACAGGCACAGTAGGGTACGTAACCCTGCTAGATGAAGACGGTGATCTTACGGCATACGTTATGGCGGCTAAGTAAGGGGTACAGTATGATAGTTACAGTCTTTGATACAGAGTCAGATGGGTTCTTAGATGTAGCTACTAAGCTGTGGTGCATAGCTGCTGTTGATGTTGGTAGTGATGCAGAGCCTAGACTCTACACACCTACCAAGATCTTTAATGGTCTAGCAAACCTGAACAAGTCTGATGTACTTGTAGGTCATAACATTAAGAAGCATGACCTACCTTTGATGAAGAAGCTATACGACTGGGAGCCTAAGTCACATCAAGTAGTTGTTGATACGCTTACCTTCAGTCGTATGCTTTACCCTAAGAGACCTAACCCAGTAGGGTACATAGGTAGGGCATCGCACAGTATAGAAGCTTGGGGTTATAGGTTAGGGCTACATAAGCCTGACCATACTGAGTGGGACAAGTGGTCAGAAGAGATGGGTACACGCTGTGTGTATGACACAAAGATTAACCTACTCATACTAGAGGAACTTGAACGTGAAGCAGGAAATCTATCCGGTTACTACGAGCAACTTAAACATAGTTGATGCCCTTGACTTAGAGTTAAGAGTACAAGACATATGTTTAAAGATGGAGCAGGATGGTTTTCCTCTTGATGTTACAGAGTGTAACCTCCAGATCTCACAACTACAAGAACGGATTGACTGGGTGGATAAGAACATCCTCCCTCTCATACCTCCTAAGCCTAAGCAAGTAGGCACAACTATAACAAAGGTGTACAAGATTAATGGCGAACCTACTAAACAAGTTACGGATTGGTTGGTGGCAACAGATGCACCCTTATGCAGTGACGAACTCGTGGCTGGCTCTTTTAACCGTATCGAATACATACCTATTAACTTGGATTCTTCTAAACAAGTAACTGAATGGCTGTTATCTAATGGATGGGAACCGACGGAGTATAACTTTAAGAAAGATAAAGGTGGCAAGGATCTTAAAGACTATTACGGTAACAAGATTAAGACATCGCCTAAGCTCACGGAAGATAGCTTTCAGGATCTGGAAGCATTGGGTGCGGCAGGCTCACTCATTGCGTACCGTCGCAAGTGTACCCACAAACGTAACCAAATCAAAGGTTTCTTACGTGAGTGTAGAGAAGATGGCACTGTACCTAGCGTTGTTAATACCCTCGGTGCTGCGACGGGGAGGATGACACACAGTAAGATAGCTAACGTACCTGCTCCTAAGGAAAGAGCACTATGGAAGGTTATGCGTAAGGTATTCTACGCACCAGAAGGCTACCTAGTAGTAGGTGCAGATGCTGATCAGTGTCAGGTACGTGGCTTGGCTCACTACATGGATGACCAAGGTTTCACTGACACAGTCAATGATCCTAACATAGACTTACACATGCGTAATGCAGAGATAGCTGGTGTCACTAGGACAATAGCTAAGAACATCTACTACGGTTACATCTTTGGTGCTGGCATACCTAAGACAGCAGCACAGATAGGATGTACTGAGGCTGAGGCACTAGAGGCTAGAGAGAAGTATGAGAAGGCTATACCTATGGTACGTCCTCTCCTTACAGCTATCACTCAGTACTTCCGTAAGCATGGGTACATACTAGGTCTTGATGGGCGTAAGATCTACGCTGACAGTGAGCACATGCTACTGTGCTACCTACTACAGAACTTTGAAGCTGTCCTTATGAAGTGGGCTATGGTTCTGATACAGGAAGCTATTGATGAGTATGAACTTGACGCTAGGTTTGTTACGTTCCAGCATGATGAGTTTCAATTGATAGTCAAGGAAGATCAAGCGACCTTTGTTGCTAAGATACTTGAAGATTGTATTGAAAAAGCAGGAACTATTATAGGTTCTAGGTGTATAATTAAGGGTAAGGCGGAGATAGGAAAGACATGGTACGACACGCATTAACAATACAAGATTTTATAGAAGCACGTAGGTTGTTTGACTCAGCTCCAATGCCTGAAAGAGTATGGACAAATCAATACTACAATGACCCGAAGGAAGATAGTATGACAGACACTAAAGAAACAACATCAATAGAAAAGATCTTAGAAGATCTAGGTAACGATAGTTACATGACAGAGGCAGGGTTCATAGTAGGTAAGACTTACAGCGGCACTATAGCTGTAGCAAAGAACCCTATCACAGCTGACAGCGATGATCCTACAATGTACTTTACACTGGATTCCTTAAAGGAACTCATAGAGTTAGCCCGACTAGTAGAGGCAGCTAAGGCTAAGCAGTCAGCGCAGTACAAAATAGATTACGCAGAACGTCAATTAAAATTAGGAACAGGGGAAATAACGAATGGCTTTTAATCCACAAGTTGTAGATAAACCCAAGTATGATCTACCAGAAGAGGGTCTATACCCTGCAAGGTTAGCAAGAATCATAGAGATAGGGGAGCAGAACACACCGTACGGTATCAAGCCTCAAGTTGTATTAGGTTTCACGATACCTTCCCTTACCGTTAAGGTAGGTGAAGAAGATAAGCAACAGATGATGTGGACATTCCCTATCAATGTTACTTCTAACCCTGATGGGAAGCTGATGAAGTATGTCAAGGCTCTTAAGGCTGACAGTACACATCTTAATCAGATGTTAAGCAGAGGCTGTATGTTAGAGATTACACATACAGATCCTAAGCCTGACGGTACACAGTACGCTAACATAGCTAACATCACTAAGCCTATGGCAGGTTTAGACATTCCAGAACCAGACATTGAAGTATTCATGTATGAGTTTGATGAGGGTGAGGGTGGTAACTTTGATAAGATCGGAGAGTATAGACAGAAGCAAGTAAAGTCTGCTACTAACTTCGGTCAGTAAAGGTTCGGGGTGTGGCGCATGGCTAAGCGCAGCCTTATATAATAGGTGGTATGTAACAGTACGTGCAGGTTCGAGTCCTGCCACCCCGACAATGCAGGTGAGTGTAGCACATAACATAGCAAGAAAAGGTTAGACCACGGGAGAGGCGCTATGACGAGAAGCCTCGGTCTTCTAGGCAACACGGGCAATGTCTTCTACACAAGGCCCGACCAATTCAATAAGGAGTTAGTATGAACATAGCATGGTGGTACATAGCTTACAGTTGTTACACAGTGTTACTTAGTGCAGCCATAGGCTTCACAGTACTATGGGCTAAGAAGAGGTTCAATGTATGAGCGTAGAGTTCAAAGAGTGGCCTAAGATACCTAGAGGATCTGCATTCAACGTCTCTATAACAGAGAAGATAGACGGTACTAACGGTTGCGTTATCATAGAAGGTGGTGAGGTAGTAGGTGCTCAGTCTAGAAACAAACTAATCTACCCTGAAGGTACTGAAGGACAAGAGAAAGGTTGTGATAACTCAGGGTTTGCTTCGTGTGTTTGGGTTAACAAGGAGGATCTTAATAGTCTAGGTGACGGCTATCACTATGGCGAGTGGGCTGGCCCTGCTATACAGAAAAATCCTCACAACTTAGAAGAGAAGACATTCTTCTTATTTAACAACGAAAGGTGGGCAGAGAATCCTTCTACCCCTGCTTGCTGTAGCGTAGTACCTCTCTTATACAATGGAGAAGCTGACAAGGACACAATCCAGAAGGTTATGAATGAGCTGTTTACTTCAGCTAGAGACAATCATTACGAACCCGAAGGTGTAGTAGCATACTGGAGATCCTTTAGAAAATGTACTAAGCATACATTTAAGAGTCAAGAAGGTAAGTGGAGAGATCTATGAATGGTAAGATAGCAAGAGAGTTAAGAAAGTTAGCAAGGCTAGTAACCGAGAAGCATTGGACTGACTACGTATACGTACGAGGTACTAAACGTATGGTAGATGACTGTGCTAGAGCTAAGTACAAGTTCTTCAAGCAAGAGTATAAGGTTGACCCAGCATGAAGGCTCTCATAGATGCAGATCATGATGGAGTGCATACACCTAGGGTGCAGAGAGCATGGCTGGGTATTAAATTATGCAACGTCTGTTTCAAAGACAAACCTTATAAAGACTTTCACCCTAACAAGTCGTGTACCTTCGGTGTAACAGGCACTTGTCGTGAATGTAATTACTTAAGGATTAGCCAGTGGTATAAAGACAATAGAGCTAAGCGGCAACTGTCAGCTAACCAACGTAACAGGGATAACAAGGCCAAAGCTGTTGAGTATTTAGGAGGTTCTTGTAGCGACTGCTTTGGTGTGTTCCCTAATTGCGTGTATGATTTTCACCATGTAGACGGAACTAAAGAGAAGAATCCTAGCGCCGCACTAGCTGGGTCTTTCGACAAAGCGGTAGAAGAATTAGATAAGTGCGTTTTGCTGTGCGCTAATTGTCACAGGATTAGACACTTTGGAGGGGAGTTATGAAAGCCTTGATCGACAGCGATATAATCTGTTATGAGTTCGGTAACATGCGTGACCTTGAGACATCAGAGACATTAGCATGGCCTATCGTACGTAAGTTTGTTGATGAACGTATAGCTAAGATCTTAGAAGAGACTGAGGCTACTGACTACCATCTATATCTTACAGATAGTAAGTCTAACTTCCGTATACCTGTAGCTACTATCCTCCCATACAAAGGGCAACGTCCTAGTGACAAGCCTCCACATTGGGAGAACATACGAGAGCATCTGATAGAAGAGTATGATGCTGAGGTTATCTACGGTATGGAAGCTGATGATGCCTTAGGTATAGCACAGTCTCAGGATTGGGAGGAAGCTTTAGGGCTACAGGCCACAGATGATTGGGATTTTGCAGCTGGTAAGATGAGTAAGTACTGCGGTACAATCATATGCTCAAGAGATAAAGATCTCTCTATGATTCCCGGATGGCACTACCAATGGGAGTGTGGTAAGCAAGCAATGAGGAAGTGGTTTGTAAATGAAACAGATGGCATCAGATTTTTTTATCAGCAGCTTCTTACTGGCGACTCTACCGATAATATTCTTGGCCTCTTCGGTGTCGGGGCTAAGGCTGCATCAGTCAAAGCCTTAGAGAATATGGATGATGAAGATAAGATGTTCATTCATGTACGTAAGCAGTACAAGGATAGGTTTGGTAGCCACTGGTGGATGTTCATGCTAGAGAATGCTAAGCTGTTATGGATATTAAGGGAGCCAATAGGTGATGCACATGGTGCAGCTGAAGCACAGGTATACGACAGGCTCATGAGATATAGGGATTATGAAGAGACTACTGAAGAAGGTAATGATGATGGCGAAGAGAGCAATCAAGAAGCCACGGTATAACAAGACATACCCTAAGCAATACGACTCAGGGTTTGAGCATGAGTTAGCTCAACAGCTTAGCGATGACTGGCAACATCACCCTGATAAGATTAGTTACGTGTCATCACACACGTACACACCAGACTTCAAGAGGACTGTCGATGGCAAGACAACCTACATTGAAGGAAAAGGTCGCTTCCGCACAAGAAATGAGGCGTCTAAGTACGTAGCAATTAGAGAAGCTCTTAAAGAGAACGAAGAGTTGGTGTTCATTTTCTACAATGCTGATCATCCACTGGTCGGAGCTAAGAAAAGAAAGGACGGAACTAAACAATCTCACGGTGACTGGGCTACATCTAATAACTTTACGTGGTACTGTAGAAAGAAGGGAGGTTACCCAACTGATGGATGAAGTAAGGTACACACAGTTCCAGATAGTACCACCTAAGTTACACAGTGTAACCAGAAGGTGTATGTTTAAGAACTCTTCCTTTGATATGAATGATATAGTACATATATCTGAGGTATCAACATACGCAGGTATGAACTTCTTCTTCTTTGATGTGAAGTTTGTTACTAAGTTTGGTAAGGAGTTCACACTAACTTACAAATCCCCTACTAAGTCTGAGTCCTTACGCTGGCAACGTGAGTTAACAAGGGCATGGTGTGGTATAGGAGAATTTGCTGATGCCAAAAAAGATAATAGTAATACAGGGGACGGTTCCTGATGACCCCAGCTGTAACAGATCTGTACTCGCTGACTACGAGTGGGAGCTGGTAAAGGATGCTATAGACGCAGCCAGAGAGGATGTCACTGACAGTGAGCCTTGTAAAATATTAATGTCTTTCGGATTATGGGATACGTTCTATGACTGTCCCGATGAAGCTAAGATCACACAACTATATATGGATAACGCATGAACGAAACTGATTTAGAAAAATTTGTAGAAGCATACTTAGAAGCATTGAAGACTCTTGATACAGACAAGATCTTAGCTTTGATTGATACCTTGGAGACTGATGAAGATAAAGCAGCAGCCTTCCAAGCTACCATCAAGGCACTAGAGGCTGACGAAGAGTTACTTAAAGACAACCCTAAGATGTTAGAGACACTAGAGTTTGTTAAGAAGGTGGCAGAAGACATGGCATCTAAGGATGGTGCTAAAGATGAGGCTAACACAGCAGCTGAAGTTGAAGTAGCGGCTCCATCTATTAAGATGACAGACCCTGCACCAACAGAAGCTTAAGAAATAAAAAAGGGGGAACAGTTATTAGCTGCTCCCCCTTCTTTGGTTTTGGAGATTGTATTATGTATGTATGTAAAGATTGTGGATTTGAGTCAGAAGTTAGAAAAATAGCAGGGACAAAGAGCTTCGTATTTATAGGAGATCAGTGTCGTACTTGCTATTATAGGGATTGGTCTAGTGTAACAGCGGAAGATCCATTCAACTGTACACAGGCAGAGAGCCACCACTATGAGGAACATAACTATGACCCTCAAAGGGTACAAGATGTACTCCTACAAGGACTGTCATCACATAGGTAGTACAGTCTTAGCCATGCTTAACAACTGAGGTGCGTTTATACCTGCTAATTGTGCTAGAATTAGGTACGTTATAAGCGTAACTCTTTTGTTAAGATCTTGGAACCTGACAGTCTCAGTTTCAAGTCTACTCTCTACGTATGTAGTCAGATCTTTGACCTTATCTGATAAGTACTTCAGCTCATACTGAGTCTCTAACTCTAACTCTCGTAGTCTCATCTTATCTTCCACTCGAACATGTCCTTTTATTTGTTCCACTTGTGGGTCTTCGATAAACGATTGTTCTGTCACCCGTATATCTCCTGTATTAAGTCTCTAGTAGGTTCTTCTTCCTCAAATGCTGGCCCCTTATGCACTTCACCGAACTTAATCTCTAGCTCTTGAAGTCTTGCTTCCTCTTCTGGGGACAGGTTATCACCTTTGCTGTCATCTACACCTTCGTACTTAGCTTCAAGCTCTTGAAGTCTTGTTTCTTCCTCTGCTGTGAGTGCCTCTGAGGGCGACACAGGAGCCTCCTGAGCGACGTTCTCTGTAGCTGTAGTAGTGGGTGCTTTATCCTGCTCTAAGCCACCTTGCTCAATCAGTTGTCTCCTGATGGATGCTATGACACCAGCCTCTACATTACCTTCAGTGATAGGTGCAGATACCGGAGCTTCCTCCCCCTTCCTAGCGAAGGAGCCCATTAGTAAGGTCTTCACCACGTTCTCAGAGAACTCCCCTTTCTTTCTAGAATCAGATAATGTCTTCTCTTCTGGTGTGTACTTACTGCCAGTAGCTAACTGCTGGGCTCTGATAAGGTCTACCTCAGATATAACATCCTTAGTATCTATGCCGTTTTCAAACTGAGCCTTAGCCTTAGCTATAGATATAGCTGTATCCTTATCTGTTAAGTCTATCTTATCAGACACATTAACACCAAGAGACTTGGCTACAAACTCAGCGTAAGCACTGGTGTCATTCTCGGTATCAGGGGCAAATCTTTGAACCATCTTCTGAACAGTATCTATCTTATGCTTTGACTTGTATGTCTCTAGCAACTTGAAGAAAGCTCTAGCTCCGAAGACAGGGTCAATGAAAGCTGAGAACCTTTGAGTGCCGTTAGGACTCTTAGGCTCTATGCCTATCTGCCCATCCCAAGGATTCTTTGGGGAGTAGTCTATGTTAAATGGGTTGTTGTTTCTCTTACCTCTAGGTACATCAAAGAAAGCCATTAGTTAGTCCCCGCATCCAGTGCTTCTAATCTCTCAAGCTTCTGACGTCGAGTCTCTTCAACTACAGGTGTAGCTGTTGGTGCTCCGAATGCACTGAATCCATTACCAGCGTTAGGGTTAGGTCTATTAGCGCCCCTCCCTACAGGTCTGTCCTCTTCCTTAATCCTAAGTTTATCAGCTTCAGTGTTTATCTGATTAAGTATAGCCATACCCTCTACGGTCTTATCAGCTACTCCAAAGGTTTTTCCCCAACCAGCACCAGCTGCATTAAGGTAAGTGTTAAGCTTCTTAAGCTTCTTAGTTACCTCAGGGTCAGCACCTAAACTTACGAACACACCCTTACGTCTCTCTACACTAGCAGCCTTCTGTGTTAATCCATTAGGTGTCATGATAATCTCATAACCTTCAGGTAATCCAGCTATCAAGGCAGCTACTTCGACAGGTACTGCCTTTCTAGCACTGCCTGCAAAGCTTTCCATAAATGCTTTTTGCTTTTTAGTGGCAGCAGCAGGTGGTTTAGTAGCAATTAGAGAAGCTGTCTTAGTATCTTCAAACCCCATACCCTCAAGCTTCTCTATTATAGAGTCACTCTCATCTTCTGGCAGGTCTTTAAAGTTTGCACCAAGTGTAGTGTCTACCATAGCTTGTTCACCCTGTGTCATATCATCTTTGGTAGTATTCTTTCCAAAGAATTTATTAAGAGTGTTTGAATAGTTCTTTGCGAACGCTTCATCTGTCATGTTAGCGTAGTCTACAAACTGTGCAACGAGTGGCTGTGAGTCCATCAACGTCTTAAGCCTGCTTTTATTACCTCTAGAAGAGATAAGAAGTTCCATCACCTGATTAGCCATGTTGTCTCCAACACCTAACCTAAGAGCTGAGAATGCTTTGAAAGATTCCATACCAGCTATAGTGTATACGTTTGTTAGGAGTTTAAGCTGTCTCGTAGTTACCTTCTCGTCAGATAAGTCACCTAAATTCTCACGTATACCTGCAAACATAATCTTAGCTTGTTCTCTAGCCTTATTACCTGCTTGAAGAGTATACTTACCGTTGTCTTTAAGTAACGCAACAGTAGTGTCAACAAAAGCCTGTTCGTTAGCTGCAAAGATCTCAGCATATTGCTCAGTGTTTAGAGCACCGCTGTCTCTTACAGTAGCAAGTGCAGCTGTAAGTATATTACCTACTGATTCTTCTGTTTTAGAGGTGGCTTCAAGGATGAACTCGTCTGCTTGCATATTTGTATTAGCTAGGTCACTCACTAACTGATCATTCTGCATTTGAGAGAAGGTAGTAGCAGCTCTCTGTCTTCTAACTGCATCTATAGGTATACCTAAGCTGTCTGAGATAGCTTGATTCTCTAACTCTACAGCAGATGGGCCTTTAGCAGAACCGGCGGGTTCAAATGAACCGAAGAACTGTTTCGCCCCTTCAGATTCTAAAGTAAACCCTAGTAAACCTTCAGCAGATGCCCTTATCTTATCAGCTAAGAAGGGGTTCTCTTCTATACCAGCAGTAACCAAGGCGTTTATCCTAAGTCTAGCATTCTCCCTAGTCATAGTACCTGACGCTACTTTCTTTTGTAACAACTTAGCCTTACGAACAGTGTCAGCTACAGAAGCTGTGTCACCTAGAGATTGTAGAGTAGCTAACTCTTCCATCTCTGCTCTCTCTCGGTCTACTGTAGCAATTACATCTGATGCAAGATCTTTAGAAGCCTGCTTACCTAAGACTCCTCTTACATCATCCACTCCTTTAACGGCTATGTCCACGCCTTGCAAAGCTGCATTAATATAAGAGGAATCTTTAGTGACTTCCTGTTGATTACCTATAGATGTTTCTCTTACACCTTCAGTTTGTTGTATTGGTGCGAATGTTTCAGCCATCTGTTATTCTTCCTCTGGTTTATTTAATGTCTGAATCGGAGTACCTAACAGACCATCTTTGTATACACTTAGACCGTCAACAGCATTGCCAACACCCTTCTCTATGTACTTATTAACCTGTCTAGACAACTTATCACCTCTAGTTAAACGAGATTTAACAGCGTTACGTACATCGACTTCTCTATCATACTCTAAGCTACCGTACATAACAGCGTAGAACTGTTCTACTTGCTTCTTATAGTCTTCAGACAGTCTGCCTTGCTGGTCTCTAAGAGAAACCTCGTGCATGACACCTATAATTGCATCAGCTATCTTCTTATTAGAATCTAAGATGTGCTGGTTTCTCTCTTTAAGAGTCCAGATCTTAACTTCATCTGATAACTGGAAGCCTATGGCTTTTGCAATAGATTCTCTGACTGAGAACACGTCTTCAATAGCAGGATCACCATGCTTGTCAAGTATAGCGTCAATAGACTGCATGAATACAGCCTTCTCCCCGTTTCTCCAAGAAGATATACTGTCTAAGAACGGCATGACTGGCATCTTAGCTATGTCAATGATGTCTGTAGGGTACGCTGACATGGTAATAGGTCTCATATGCTCTGTAAATGAATCCCAGAACCTCTGACCTGTACTACCGAATGCACCCAACAACTTAACACCAACAGTAGACTCTGAGAACATCCAGTTATCTACGAAATCAGTGACACCGCGTATTAGTGAACCACGCTTGGACACTTCAGCATCAACCCCGAACACACCTAATGTAGTGAAACCCCAGAATCCGTCATTGATTGACTTGATAAGAAGAGGGTTCTCATCTATCTCTTCTTGTGTTATATCTAAGTATTCTATAGCGTAGTTAGCACCTAGTCCTACGAGTGGTACACCTGCTGCACCGTACAAAGCTATCTGTCCAGCGAATACTCTGAACCTTTCAGCTGCTGTGAAGTTATCATTGAAGCCCCCTACTGTTTCAAGAGACTTAGCTGACACTTGGAAGAACTGTGTAGGTACAGAAGCAATACCTTTCTGCCACTGTGCTCTGTTAGCCTTGCCTAAGTTAAGCATAAGGTTATTGCTTCTGTCCAGTACAGACTTCAGTGCTTCATCTGACACTTCACTGCCCTTCTTAAAAGTTTCCCAACCTTTAAGACTTCCAGACTTAAGCTCATCAAGAGCTGTAGTGAAAGCCATACGTCTGTTCAGCATTTCGCCTCCACGGTAGAAGAACAAGCCCTTATCAGCAGCCTGTGAGACAGCATCCATAGCTATCCCGTGACCTCTGATTGCAGCAGCGTGATCAGCTGTCTGTAGTACAGAATCTTCTAGTCCTGTCTTTCTCCATAGAGTGTGCATCTCAGTAAGTTCATCAGGTGTCATACCAGCTGCCTTAGCTGCTAGTTTAATACGCCCTGCTGACATCTCACCATGACCTAGAACTGTCAATCCTGTAGTGTGTCTTAAAGTTTCAGTAAGATTCTTACCTAAGTTTATGGACACAGCCATTGACATACCCTGAGCCTGTACCCACAACTGAGCTGGGTTAAACCAACCTAGTAAAGAGTGGAATGCTGCGGCTCTTGAGGCAGAGATAGGATCTTTATCCCTCATCCAACCTACAAGCTTAGCTGTCTGCTTGTGTTCTTTATTTAAAGCCCACTCATACACACGCTGAGTGAAAGCATTATACACTTGCTCCTCTTTAGATGGGAATCCCTGCCAGTCACGTATCTGATCGAACATCTTGTTTAAGAAAGCACCTTTCCTAGTCGACTCTATACTTCCAGAGAACTTAGAGAAGGATTCAATATCTTCACCAGTTAATTGTCTAGCTGTGTTTATCCATCGCTGTTCGAGTCCGAGTCTCCACTGGTTAACAGGAACCATACGAGAAACATTGGCAATGTTCCTAACAAGAGCCTCGTATGGGTTGATACGTTGTCCCAAATCGCCATTAAGTCCGAAAAGAATATCATCTTCCGCCCTCACTGCTGTGTATAGACCACCAGATCCATGAGAGAACTGACCTGTAGCCGTAGCTATGATCTCTTCCTCTCTATCCTCGATACTAACATACTTAGCTTCAGCTTGAGTACGTGTAAGCTTAAGCTCATCCATATCTTTAACTATTAAGCTCTCTCTATATGTATCAGAGTCTAACTTGTTGTCAAAGTACCTGTGAGTCTTGATAGTCTTATCTACAGGTCTACCGTCTATTGTTACAGAACCTTTCTCTTTAACAAAATAGTGACCATCATCAGCTACCTTAGGTACGTAGCCCTTCTTCCTATTAAGAACAACAGCAGGTAACTCAGTCACACTGTCTGCCTCTATAAACATGTGAGTGTACCTGCCACGACCACCATCTACTAGATGAGGCTCAGGTAACTTAACTAACACCTTACCTTCAGCGTATTGAGCTTCTATAAACTCTTTAGTTAGGTTGTTAACTACTTCGTTAGTTGTGTTATCAAAGGCTGTACGTACATTACCGTGGGATACAGCTGCATATGCTGCACCATCTGTCTCGTGTGGCTTGCCAAAGTTATACTGACCGTCGCTCATAGTGATATGCTTATACTTACGAGCTATCATTTCTTCTCGCTTAGTATTGTTACGCAATCTCCACAAGTTATTATAGAGTCTGTTAGTCTTGTAGTATGCCTCTATCTCATTATCCTTAAGCTTGAACTGCTCTCTAAGTTCTTGAGCCTCAAACACCTTACCTCTTGACCCATCAAGATTCTTATACTCATCCCCTTTTCTTAAAGCGTCTTCAACTTTGTGGAGGCTCTTTCTATTCTTAGGCAAAAGTAGATGACCGAGAGGTTTAACAGCTTCTTTTTGTAGGTCAGTCAAGTCTTTAAAGAGCTTAGCTGTCTGAGCATCAAGTCTCTGTGCTGTATCAACGTCAAGTCTTGTAAGACCTTTAGCGAATACAGTAGGGGAGCTGATGAAGTCTGAACCAACCATGAACTCTGACTGATCCCACTGTCCTACATCATCAAGGGTAAGGTCTAGTGTGAACGTACGGTTATAGTACTCACCATCTTCATCTAATGCTTTGAACTGGAATGTAGTAGTGTTCTCAGATCTATGTATAGGTGTGATCTCTTCATGCTTAGCAGCACTTAGTCGAGACATAGCTATCTTCTCAGAAATAGCACGCTCTACGTTGTTAAGAATACCTTCTTTAAGATAACCATTGCCAACCATGATGTCTTCAACAGACTTATCTACCCTTCCAAAGAACTTAGCAATAGACTTCTGTGATGCAGCTGCTATACCATTGGTGTAAGCTGGATCTTCTATAGATATATCAAACCCTATAGCATCAGCGAATGCTGTTTCCTTTGTAAGGTTCATAGCATCAGCTGCTACGTCATCCACTAGACCAGCTGCTACAGCATCTCCTGCTCCACCAACATTGTCCACTCTTTTAAGGATCTTAGGGATGTTAAACGCTTGCTTAACCCTGCGTGCAGCACCTATTATACCTAGTGCTGCGGACGGAATATCCACAGCATCTGCAAGTTTCCAGTAGTTAGCGAAGTCATCTAGCTCCCCCTCAGTAGCAGGGTCTATGAACTTAGTTAGTGCATCTTTACCACGGATAGGGCCAAGTCCATCTAAAACTTCTTTAGCTAACTGAGGGAACTGCGCCTGTTGGTCTTCAACAGACTGAGACTTGAAGTTAAAGATAAGGTTCTTCATCTTATCTTCATTAT